CTCTTAATGTCGCCAACAGTTGATGGCAATGTCAACACGCCATCAGATCCTAAAGTAACAGTATAACTACCATTGGTCAACTGTGTTTCATTTGCCGCGCCGGCATACAGTTCAGTGAAGTTTGCATTCACCTTTGTAAATGCCGTGCGCAACGGATCGCCGTTTTTGCTGTTGGCCGCTGTGCCTATGTTGATAGTTTGTTTAGTCATTACATTCTCCCTACAGCCACTTGGATAACTCCGGCTTCACCGTAGTCTTTGTCTTCTAATGCTTTACCAATCACAGCGCCTAATGTAGGACTCAATGCCTTGACAGCGTATCCAGGCGTTGCACTTGTGGTCAACATGTCGCCTTTCTTAACACGACCTACCACTTTAACAGGCACTCGACCCGCAAGTGCAATACAAACTCGGATACCAGTTTGTTCTGCGTTCATTACATAAGCTGGATTAGTTGTTACTACGCCAGCACTTCGAGTGTCGTTGATGACAGTAGTTGTTGTAACTTCTTTATCACCGCCAAACACCAACACAGTGCCTGACTCGTATTCTTGGTCGCCTTCATAATACTCGGCCAAGTCAGCGTAGGTAGCTTGTAGCTTACTTGCACCGACCAGACTCCAGTTACCTTGGATAGTACCAGCTGTTGTATCTCCACCAGTAGTTAAAGTTAAAGACTTTAGTGTGGCCAGTGTTACATCCCACACACTACTTGCCTGTACACTCCAGTTACCAATGACCTGACCAGTAGCGGCACTGCCGCCTGTAGTAAACAAGGTAGATTTTAGTGTACCACTGCTGGTGTCTAATGTACCTAAGGTTGAAATAACAGTGTTAGTTGAGTTACCGCCAGTGGCAGTCATGAAGTCAAAACCGCCAGGAGTTGTAAATGTTAACGTTGTTGAGTTAAGGTAGATAGATTTGTATGAACCAATCTTTATAAACCCAACGTCAATTTCTTTGTTTGCGCCTGTTCTTAACAAACTGTTAGTACCGTTGCCACCTGCGCTGGTAACACTAATTGCACTATAGGTATTATTTGCTGTGCTGGTACCGTCATAGGTAACAATCATAGCACCGCTATTACTAAAGTTGCTGTTAATAATACCACCAGCGGCGGTAACTACCTGACTTGGGGTTACTGTTGTTGGACTAGCAAAACTGCCACCCAAGTTTCCTAAAATTGTACCATTGCTGATATATTGCAGTTTAGTCAACGGAATACCAGTGTTTGCACTAGTTGAAGTTAAATGTGTGATCCAGCCATTAGTGCTGGTAAACTGACTACTGTCAAAACTGGCTACACCTAAATCAGCTTGCGTGATACTTGTTGCATTAGCACGAGTGCTAGCCGCAGTCAATGACAATTTGCTTTGAGCAATGGCTGCCGAAGCACTGACCTGACTGTTAACAATAACTCCAGCGTTGATTGCATGACTAATTACACCAGTAACACTGTTGAATGATACAGCAACATCTCCAGCAGTAGCAACAGCATTACGCCATTTTGCCAGTGTGCCATCGTATACCAACAACTGTGCATTGGCTAGTCCAGATATTTGTGCATCTGTTAATGTTGATAATCTACCAACATTCAACAGTCCTGCATCTACATATGATTTGTTTGCTCCATCAGTTCCAATTGTTGGAGTTCCAACGTTGCTGATAGTGTAACCAGCCATGTTAAGACTGCCTTTCATGGCCAGTCCACCGCCTAGACTTAGATAGCCGTAGCCAATTAAGTTAGTCAACGCAACTGGACTGCCGCCATGGTCTAATCCCAAACGACGGTCAATATAACCACGAACAGCACTTTGTACACTCACTGTATCACTAGCGTTGTTGGTCATGCCCGTGTCTGTTGAGAACTCACTAACAACCACACCACGTTTGAATCCTAGACCATCCAAGTTACTCAACGCAATACTTGCACTAAATGTAACTGATCCAGTGCCTTGGTCAACTGTAAAGAATCTTCCCACACGGAAGATACCGTTTTGGTCAGTACTTACGTAGAACACACGGCCTACACCTTCTTCCAAAATCTCCTGACTTTGTTGTGCGCTCTTGGCAGGGTTACCATAGATAACTGTTGGCCAGTTGGTAGTTGTGTAGCTACCAGTACCGATGTTTAAGAAGTCATGGCTGGTAGCACGACATGTACTAATACGTGTGGTAATCTGCGCACCTTCTGCCGCTGGATAACCCAAGCGCAGTGTGGCCGCAGTACTGATATTAAACGGTTTTGCAAGACCCAACTGAGTACTTGTACCATTGGAATTTTCGTTAGTAACACTAGTTACTGTAGTAAATTGTCCAAATACACTTACAGCACTATTGGTAGCATTGGCAAAACTGATAGTACTGCTAGCACCAATCATGGTAACTAGGCTACTTACGTTACCAACTGTTTGGCTGTTACTAATGGTGTAAACACCGGCACCGCCATTAACACCTGATACAAATGCTGTGATATATGTGTTGCCAATTATTGAACTAGAACTGCTAGTTACAATCTGTCCCAACACTACCGTACCAATTGTCAAACTGGTTATAGTTAATGAACTACCGCTAATATAACCTACAAATGTACTGCTGGTTGTTCCTACTGCGGTAATAGTAGCTGGGCCGTTGTAACCACTTGGAGTAAATCCACTAACAACAATGTTGGTGTTAACACCAGGACTATTACTTTGTGTGGCAAAACTAACAGTTACAGTACCACCGGCAGCACTTAGATAAGTTGTCTGTATACCCCAAATGCCAGGGTTATAAGGATAACTTAAAGTCAATCCAGTAATAGGCCCTGCATTAACACTGGCTGAAATGCCGGCTGTTTGTAATACTGTTTGCGGACTTAGTGACACACTACTGCTCAGTGTAACTTGGTTGCCATTAATACTGACTATGTAGTAAATGCTTCCGCTGGTTATTCCGCCCAATACTGTTCCGCTAACAGCACCCCAACTGCCAGTGGCCTGCGTAGTAGTTAATAATGGAAACAGTGTAGGACTTGTACTAATAGCAATTGTATTACTACTAATACCTGCAAGATAATAAGTAGTACCTGATTGTACACCACCAAAACTGCCACCACCACTGCCAGTCCATGCACCTGCTGAATTGGTCACGGTTAACACATTGGCCAACGCCGCATCGGTAGTCACAGTGATTTGACTGGTGCCGCCATTGATAGTTTTAATGTAATATGTAGTTCCAGATTGTACGCCACCTAGTGTGCCGCCTACAACACTGGACCATGAACCAGCACCGTTGGTTACGCTAATTGCACCAGTTCCAAAACTTGAACTTACAGTAATTTGATTGCCATTAACACTGGCAATATAATATGTGTTGCCAGAATTAATACCGCCAAATACACTGTTGGTTAAACTAGTCCAAGCACTGGTACCAGCCGCACCATTGGTCAAGGTCAACACTGGAGTTAGTGTTGCACTTGTGCTCAATGTAACTTTTGGACTGCTAATAGTTACAACATAATAGGTTGTACCACTGGTCAATCCGCCAAGCACTGAACCGGCAACACTGGTCCATCCGCTAGTTCCGCTATTGGTTTGTGTTAAGGTAGTAACAGGAGAAAGTGTTGGACTTGTACTTAATGTTACTTGATTGCTGGCAATGCTGGCAATATAGTATGTAGTTCCAGAAATAACTCCGCCCATCTGTCCACCAGCAGTAACTGACACTGAACCGCTAGTGTTGGCTAGAGTAACGTTGGCTCCACCGTAGTTACTACTTACAGCCAGTTGAGTTCCGTTGGCTAACAATTGTGTAATGTAATAGTTAGTTGCACTCAACAAATTGCCAACGTTGCTGGCTACAGTGAACCATTCTCCCACGGCCATACCAGCAGTGCTGGCCACTGTGATTAAATTGTTAGTACCGTTAATAGTTGTACTGCCTTGTAGCACACTGGTACTGACAGTATAACTTGTACCAGTGGTTGGAGTTCCTGTTGTACTTTGATTCAGGGTATAATTACCATTACCGCCAGTGCCTGTACCAAATGCCACAATATATGAACCAGCAGTTACACTAGTTCCTGTAATAACCATACCAACGCTAAGTGTTCCAGAACTTACACCAGTAACAGTCAAAGTAGTTCCGCTGACAGTACCAGTAAACAATGCAGAGTTAACAGCAGTAATATAAACACCACTAGTAGCAGTTAACGCACCGCCAGTCAACACCATACCTACTGCAAATGTGCCAGTTACACTACCTGTTGGGGTAAACACTGTACCTGCCGCGGCAGATAGTGCTCCGTTGCCTACAATACCTGTTGTGGCACTGGCAGTGGATGTGTTAGTGGCACTTAACAATGTTGTTTGACTTACTGCGGTGAATATAATACTTTCACCTACACTTAACCCGCTAGTACTGCTTAATGTGGCCAAATTACCACTAGCAGAAATACTGGTCAGGGTAGCAGTAGTGCTGGTAACCGCAGTAGGAATAAAACTTGATCCAACTGATAAACCAGCAGTACCGCTTAAGGTAACTGAATTGTCAGAACTAGAAGTGGATATAACTGTTGGAGTTTGTGTAACACTAGTAAACACGATTGGTTGATTAACCACTAGGCCAGTAGTAGAGCTTAATGTTAGCAAGCCGCCTGCCGAGGTAGTAGCAGTTAACGTTGGAGTTTGAGTAACCGATGTAAACACAATCGGCTCGCCAACAATCAATCCTGAAACGGTATTCAGTGTAAGTAAATTACCACTGGCAGTTGTAGCAGTTAACAAATCACTTTGTGTAGCAGCCGTGAATATAATACTTCTACCTAATACTAAACCGCTCGTTGAACTTACTGTTAATATTCCGCTAAGGCCACCGGCACCTGTTGCTGTAAGAGTGGTAGTTTGTATACTGTTAGCTGAGAACTGTATAGGCATGCCAACAGTCATGCCAGTTGTGCTGGCTAAAGTTACACGGTTAGTGGCACCGTCTGTTGCACTGGCAGTAGTTGAATATATTCCTGCAATTGGCACATAACCGTTGTATAATGGATTACTATTGTTGGCCACTAGATAATTTGTTCCTGCCGCAGGGATACTGGTCAATGTGAGACTGACATTGGCCAAGTAAGGACCATACCCAGTAGTGCCATTAAAGCCAGTAACAGTTGTGGTTGTACCAGCGGTGAAACTTCCAGGATCAGTTGGGTAAGCTAGTGTAACTTGTGTAGTTATAATGCCTGCATTAATAACACTGTTGGTAGTTGGACTACTACTCAACACAGGTGTAAGTACAGCATCACCGTAGCTAATGGTAATAGTTGGATTACTGGTGTATCCGTATCCAGGGCTTACTACAGTTACAGTAGCAATAGAACCATTTGACACAGTACAAGTTGCAATAGCTTGATTAATTGCGCCACCGCCAGTAATTGTAATAGTAGGGGCAACACCACTACTATATTGTGTACCAGCATTGGTAATGCTAATACCACTTAGAGTTGCAACCAACGTACTTGTTACACTGGCACCACTTGGTAACCAGCATGCTGGGCTAACAATAAATGTATTATTGACAGCGTTGATACTTTGAATAATTGTACTGTTTTGTACAACAGCGGTAGTATTAATTACAAATACTAAACCTGTTGGAGTACCACTGCTAACAGTTAAAGAAGCTCCGGCAGTTGTTACTAAGGTAAATCCAGATGCACCATTAGTTGCGCTAATGCCATATGTATTACCTGTAGTATAACCAGTCCATGTGATACCACCAATAGTTCCAGTAACAGTTACAGTCATACCAGTTGTTATGGTAATTGAGTTGATAGCAGTAAATGTAAACACTCCGTTGCCGGTACTTACCACATTGGTTACTGTAACAGTGCTAGGGCTGGTAACAATCATGCCTACACTTAACCCTGCCACACTAGACACAGTGATCTGAGTTTGGTTAACAACACTTAATATTTGATAAGTGCCATTATAGTTATTGTTGGCCTGTCCTGAGACTGTAAGGTAGCTGTCAGATAAAGGTAATGCAGTTTTGAAAGGAACATTAAATGTTACCGCAGTGTAGGTAGTGCCAGTTGGACCTGCGGCCTTGCTGGCATAAGTTAAAGCACTTACTCCAGTGCCATCAGCACTGTTGTTATAAACGCTGTTAGGGTCAATAGTAATGTAACCATTCTTTGCAACACCGAATGTTATAGTTCCGCTAGGAGTTCCTGTAGCGGCCGCACTCAATGTAACTGTTGCTGTTATGGTTGAAGTTCCAGAAAGTGAAACACTGCTAACAGTCTGTGTCCCGTCAAATCCTGTTCCGGTGACTATTTGACCTTGAAGAATATTTCCACTTACGTTGGTAACAACCAATGTGTAACCGCTTGAAGAACTATAGGTGCTGTATAAACCGGTGGCAATAAATGTCGGCGCTGTATATCCAACAATACGATGCACACGACCTCCCCAACCAGTTATGAAAATTCCCTTGTTAACTTGGTCAACAGTTGATTGCAAACTTATCTGCAACACAGCAATCTTATTATCACCAACCTTGCTACCTTGAGTCTTAGTACTATCAGCTGGATCCAACTGAGTAATATTAGTTGTATCTATTGTAAATTTATAGTAGTTAAAACTGGCATCGGCTTGTAAAATAGCAGTATTAGCCGGCAACGGTTCGCCAGTTGAGTCTGTTAAGTTATAAGCAATAATACGATAAATGTCGCCTAAATTATCAGCATACTGAACAGCAGTACTGGGACGAGTTGGTTTTACATTACTGATGTTATAAAATTTAATATTTTGATTAACACGTAGGATTACTTGTTGTCCGTCATACAATGCATAAGCAAGACCTGTTGTGACTGTACTGTTGGTTCCTGCGGTACTTAGGTTAATTTGTAGTACGTTTTGTCCGTTGATAGTAACCACGGTATGACTTACTGTGCTGACCAAGTAACGAGTGATTACACCGCCACTGGCAGTGTGGTCAATTTCCAATTCTGCATTGTTTGGAGGAATATATTCCCAACCAGTGATATAAACACTCAATGCCTGAGTGCTAGCAGTAGGAGTCATCAAGCTGGCAAACAAGCCTTGCTTGTAAACACGAGCCACTTGAACCATATCATAGGACAAGTTAACCGCGTTAGGTAATTCAGTTACGTCATATCCAGTTGCTCGCATACCATAGTTACCGTGAGCATTCGAGCCACCGATACTACGTATTTGTCCACCGTTGTTGGCCCAGTAGTGAGTATGACAATAATATGTAAATGTTGAAACTTGCTCACTGGCGGCGCCGTTTGTAACAACTATGGCATATCCCAAGTCGTTAATCATAGCAAAGTCGTTGGCCAACATACTACGATTGCCACCCATTTCAATATTGATTGAAATGTTAGCACCTGTATTTAGGAATGTTACAGCTGAACTTTGAATAGAGGTCTTAGCGCCTTGAATAATAGATCTATCATTCTTAACTAAATTATAGCTGGCATTGGCAGGCAATGTTGGATTAGTTCTAACTGTGCCTGTAGCCACACCATTGAAGCTGCCGTCAGCAATATAATCAACTAAAATGTTATTCAAACCAGTTAATGTTGTAGCTTCTGCACTAGTAGCCGCAGACAAGTTTGTAGTTTGTGATAATAAATTACCAGCACTTACTGTTACAGTAGTGTTTTGAACAACTTGAGTTAAAATTGTTCCTAGTCTTACCAAGGCCGCTGTGTAGTATGATTCTTGTCCTAAGATTTGACTTACACTATTGATCCAGTAAGTTTGTGCATTATCATACACACTGCTGTTACCGCCATACAATAAGTCATAGGTCAATGCATCAATAAAGTAGCCAAAGTTTCTACTAAATGTAACAGCGTTATAGTTAAAAATAGCTCGGGTACTATAGTTGGCCGCCAGCCATGCAACAATTTCTGATCTAATAAATGCCTTATTGGCAATTAAAATTGCCACAGCGTTGCTGACGTTTGTACTTGTGCCTGTTGGAATAGGGAATGTTAAAGTAGGAACTGCTTGTAAACCGTTAACAATAATATTGTTAATTGTTACAGCACTGGCAGTTATACTTGTTTGAGAACTAGCAGATACAACACCAGTAACGGTTCCTAAACCAGTTTGTGTATATGTACCTGTAAGAGCAAACTGGACACTTGTAGTTGTACAATTGGTTACAGTGAATACGCCATTAAAATTATTTGGTGTAAATCCACTTACACGAATACTTGTACCAACTTGGTATGGTGCAGATCCTTGAGTAGCAAAAGTTATAGTTGCAGTACCACCAGCACTTGACGCATTAGTGCCCGTTAATACAGTACTGGTTACTGCGTTCATCAAGGTTGCAGTTTTAGTTATACCTGACTGCAAGAATAATTGTTGAATACCAGCTACCTGATTAGCACTTTGCAAATAATATAAACCTGCGGTAATGGTTTTATAGTTCGAACCAAACACTAGGTCATATGTCAATGCATCTATTTTGTTAGACATGTCTCCTGAAAAACTAGGAATTGTGCCGTTAGCAACAGTATTATAAAATGTTGAAGTATCAAACGGTGTACTAACATCCAGTGTTAATACCACAGTACCGCTGGTTACGTTACCGGCACCGTCTGTATTTTGAGTGTAACTAACTATATCATTTACTTGATATCGATTGCCTTGTACATAATATACACACGGAATTTGTGGAGCTCTGATATCCAGTCCACTATTGATGCCGCCTGTTACAGTAACAGTGATACCACTATTTGTTACTCCGGTAACATTACCAAATAATCTTCCAGCGAATCCGTCAACAAATTGTCCACCAGCAAATCTTTTGGAGTTAATACTTTGGCTAAAACTTGAGCAAACTTGTCCGTAAGGAGATTTTGTTTTAACTTGTCCTTCTGGATCCAGCACCATAGCAAAACCACCATGACCTTGGAATGTCATATTGCTAACACGAGTTGCATCATTACACAGCAACACGTCGATAAACTTGTTGTTTAGGGCGGGACTTGTAATGTCTAACGGATTGCTCAAATAATGGCGACCGTAATCGTATGTACCATATAGATGCCATACGCCTGAAGCATAAGTTGTCTTTGAGGCAAACTGATATATTACAGAACAGTTTAAAGTATTACCGCTGATACTAGTTACAACAGCCATGCCATTGTTGTTATCAATCAATAATTTTCCAATCCAGCTAGCTTGAGCTTGTCCCGTGCCTAGTGTAGCAATAATATTATTATTTGTTCCACTGATAGTTAATGTAGATGAACTTGCATAGTCAGTTGTATAATTAACAAGTCCAATTAAGTTAGCATCAATAACGCTGTCACGGAAGAAGAATATTTTACGCCAAGGACTTAGGCTGACCCTGTCAAGCGGACGCATAATAGTTCTACGGAATTCGTCTCCTTTGATACTACAGTTAGCTGGCAATCTAATGGGATAATCTTCGTAGTAAATTCCGCTCTCTACAAAAATTGTTATGTTAAGATCTTTTACAGTTTCACCAAAATCTAATTGTTCGCCTACTTGAAAGAAACCTGGACGAGTTAGACGAATTTGTAAAGTGTCTTGACCTGACAAGTTGTTTGGAAGATACTTAACAATCACACCACCCGCACCGCTGGTAGCTCCTAATAGAATCTTAGCAGGAATAATGTGTACGTCACCCGGCGCACCTTGATCAACATAACCGTTGCCGCCATTGTCAAAGTTAATATTGTATATACCTGTGCCAAACGTAGCAGTGGGTACTGCACCTAGACCGTTAGTAATGATATTCAACACTGTGGCCATGTTGCCGGTAAAGGTACTGATTGAACCAGCACTTGGAGACAACGGTTTTACTTGGCCCATAGTAACGGCTGACCCGGCGGCAATGGTACTTGATACTGTTACGCTACTTGTGGTGCAACCAGTAACAGTAAACAATCCATTATATGTGGAAGGACTAAATCCACTCAAGTAGATAATACTGTTAAGGGTAAACGGAGCAGTAGACTGGCTTGCAAATGTTACAGTTATACTGGTGCCGTTGGCTATAGCTGTATAGGTCACTGCTATATTTGAACCTGTACTGAACACTTGCGGCACTAAATTTTGGAAACGAGTTCGAACTGTTTGATTAAGAACTTGAATACCCAGTGCTTTGGCAAATGCAATGCCATCAACTGTCTGAGACAGTTGAGTTCCAATGGCAACTGATTTAGCCGACGCATTTTTATAATAGCTCTTACCAGCGTTGACTGTTTGATAGTTGCCGCCGGTTAAGATATCAATGGCCATGGCATCAATAATATAGCCTACATCTCGATAACAAGTTGTTTCGTTATAGCTAAATCCACCTTTGTAAGTACTAGATACATAATTATTGACTGAAGATACAATACTAGATTTGTTAGCAACTAAAATACCACGTGCTGACAATGCATTGCTGTCGTAGCCCGTAAGCAACGGTAATACAGGTGTAATCGCAGACGCGGAAGCAATATATCCTGACATGCTGTTGAACAGATTGTTAATATCGGTAGAAGCGGCACTACCGTCCGCATACAATGCGTTAGTTGTTTGTGCCACTCCGGTTTGATACGTTGGGCTTACAGTGATATTGCTAACTACGCTGGTTAATATGTTTTGTAAGTGTCCAATGGCTGCCACCTGTATAAGTAGCTCACCCGCAGACAATACACTAGCACCAGCATTTCTATACTGTGAAGCCGCGTAAATGCTAGCTAAGTTACCTCCATAAGTTATATCATAACAAGCGGCCTCTACCAAATACTGCATGTGACGTTTGAAATAGTCCACGCCGTCTGCTGGAGTAAATGATGGATACTGTGTAAGTGCCCATGCATAAGTTTCTTCTGCTAGGAATGATAAGTTGACTATGGCTGCCAGCCTAGCATGTGTGTATGTTGCGGCCAGCGTTGCAGGACTGTTGTATGTTGGTGTAGATCTGCTACTGATGCCATTGATTAAAACATTTGTAATTAAATTGAACAAATTGTTAATAGTGGTATTAACTGTGTCGTTGTTGATAATTGAAAACGAACCATTTGTATTGATGTAGGTAATGGCTGCCGCTTCAAGTGTAGATTTTTCTAAACTAGCTACTATCTGTGCTCTAGCATCGTGCAAGGCGCCTGAACCAGGAACAGTAGGTAATGTTATACTTGGAGTAGGAGTACTTACGCTTGCTACAATATTGGCAATAGTTGTAACATTAGTGCTAATACTAGATGAAACAGTGCTACCGCCAGTTAAGGTAGTGTTAGTATATTGTAAGAAACTTGTTTGATATATAATCGCAGGTGCAGAGCTAGTAATAACAGCTTGGGCTAATGTATTGATATAATTAATTGCCGATACTGTTGCTGTTTTTTCATTGCTTGCAATTTGTAAAGTATTATTTCTCCAGTACTGTAATCCTGCATATACGCTTTGGCTATTACCGCCATACATAAAATCGTAGATTAAACTCCAAACAATATATTTTACATCTCGTTGGCATGTAGTACTACTATAAATTAAATCAGGATAGTTAGATTTCAAGTATGCAATAATTTCTGCTTGAATGAATTGTACGTTGTTTAACAACAAATTCTTTGCATTCTTTTTGCCAGTGCTGGTAGTGCTTTGATCAGGAAAACTTACTGAAGGTACTACACCAGTAGTTATAATATTATCTATTGTTACTAAAATAGTTTGCAAGGACGCAATAATAGTACTGGAATTTGTTATACTAGACAATCCAGAAATAGTATTAATCATGTCGCCCAAGGCTGCTACAATCTCTGCATTAGTTAATCCAGTATTGTATGAGCTAAAAGCCAATGCTACTTGTATGCTTTGATAGTTACTACCAAATACAAGATCATATCCTATAGCATCTAATACTGCACCAAGATAAGATTGTGTGTTGGTTACGTTATAGCTATATGTGCTAATGATTTTATTAGCATAGTTAATACCGTCTGTTAACTGAGTCAACTGATTAGTGATAATATTGGCATTGGCAGTGTTGAATAATGTGGCCGCAACACTTGAGCTATTATGTGTTGTACCAAATACTAGATCATACCCAACACCGTCAATGATACTGCCTATAATATTTGAATAGGCAACTGTATCTAGGGTGAATGTGTTTACATACTTTTTGTTTAGGTAAGCAATAGTTTCATTTTGAATAAAAGACTTATTAGCTTCCAGCAAGTCGGCAGCATCTTGATACCCTGTAGTTGCGCTATTACCGCCTGTTAATATTACACTTTGAATGGTACTGAATACCTGAGTTTGATTGCCAGTAGTACTAGTCCATGCAATACGTTGCTTATAAGGCCCGGGCTCAATGCCAGCTAGGTCAATCAAATTACTGGCTTGTAAAGCGGCAGCACCAACAGTTTTATAAGCATACTGCCAGTAACGACCCTGCTTACCAGCTGGTGTTCTAGTCTGTGCATCGTCGCCGCTGGTTGTACTAACAAACAAGTTGATATTACTGCTGTATGAGTTGTTGTCTACGTAATATTTGGTAGCGGCCTGCAAATCGTTAACACCGTTTGGAGTGCCAGCACCCGCTAGCGGACTTGGATGATCACTTAGTGTTAATGCGCCAGTCATAGTATCGCCACCACGATATACTACGTCTTTACGTTGCATTGCCTCAGTGCTTACATAGTTGCTGGTCAATGTTGCATCGTAATCGGGGTCACTCGTTTGTGGTGTTGATGGCTGAGTGCGCGGCTTAAATGCACCAGTTACTATGCCATTTAAAGCCTGTACATAATGGCTATCGGCATATCCTTTGGTAACAGCCAGTTGTGCTAGGGTAGTTTGTACTCCAAGACTGGCATAGGCCGCATTGAATTGACTAACCAGTGTTGGGCTAGGATCGCTCAAACGACCAATGGTAAACAAGTTAGCATTTAAACTTTGGCCCAGGCTGGGAGTAGTTTGATTGATTAATAGATTAGCAGTGGCACTAATAGTAACCGAACTGTTATTGCTGGTGTCAATAGTAACTCCAGTACCGCCAACTAGTGTTCTTGCGGTAAGCGAAGTGCCAGTACCGCTGGACATAATGACTTTATTAGTGCCATAATTGCTAGGAGCGTCACTTAGACTGGTAAATTTAATAGTACCGCCAGCACCAAAAATTGCATATAATTCGTTAAAGTTACTGTTAACTTTTCTGAATGATTCGCGAATACTATCGCCTGTACCGTCGTTACCTTGTACGCCAATATCAACTATTAATTGTGTCATTGTTTAAACTCCAAAGCTCGAACCGCATCCGCAAGTCGTAGTTGCGTTGGGATTCTTTATGCTGAATGAACTACCTTGTAGGTCTTCTTTATAATCTATTTCTGCACCTGAGAGATATTGCATACTCATGCTGTCTATAAGTACCTTAAACTCTCCCAGCGGGACTTCAAAATCGTCCTCATTAGCCTCCTCGTCAAACGTGAATCCATAGCTAAAACCGCTACAGCCCCCGCCTTGGACAAATGTTCGTAATGCTAGTTTGGGATTGTTTTCTTCAAGGAGTAGGTCCTTGATTTTTGCTTGTGCTGACTTGGAAATTGTGATCATGATTGCCCTCGATATGATATTTATCAAAGGCTTTTTATAACCTTAATGTAAATACAATCATGTACTTAACTATAGAATCACAGCAAACACAGTATGTACGCACCAGCAAGCGTGGCAAGCACCACACTTATATGCGTAAGAAAGCAGTATTGGTTTTTAAATGCGATTGTTGCAATGGAATATTCAAACGTGATAAAGGCAACATGGATCCTAAACGCTTAAACAACAACTACTATCATGTATGTGGCAATTGTGATGCTAAAAAGTTTGCCCAGGAAAAAGGCGTAGAAGCAAGACGTGTTTGGGATATGCCTGTAAGCAGTCTTAAGACGCTAGACCAATTCTAGAACTGATCACGTTCCAGTTGATAATCTTCCATTGATTGCGCAAGTAGCCTTTCTTATCCGATTGGTAGTCGAGGGCCCACGAGTGTTCCCACCAATCAACAAGCAATACAATATCCATTTTGATTTCGTGATTTTTAATTGTTTTAATCTTGCCATCACGTGCTAGATAAACCCAGCCACTACCTTGTATTTTCATTGCTTCTTTTTCAAAAGCATCTGTAAATTTGTCAAAAGTTTTAAAATGCTTTGTTATAAACTCGCCTGCAGATCCGTCAGGGTCGTTTGATCTACTGGGTTTCTGAAACTGGGTAAAGTATATGTCATGCAAGAATGCACCTGCTTCATTGAAATCAGGATCACCCTCGCCATTATTGAAACGTTTTACATAGCCGCCGTACAGTTCTTTATAATGGTAATTGATTGTGTCTTCGCTCATGCTAGGCTCTAAATCGTCCTTGGCATAGGGCAACTTAGTTTGAACTAGTGTTTTAGGGCTTTTGCCTTCATTTAAGGTTACATAACGAATAAAGTTGTACATAATGATATTTATCAGTATAAATACTCTGGAGGATAATATACCATGTTAAAATTTATCAAAAGTTTTTTTAAAAAACCAGAGCCAGTAGTGGCGGCGCAACCTGTTGCTGAATACAAAGTAGAAACACCTGTAGCTACTATTGTTCCAGCCGGCACAGAAGCATCTGTAGTTGCACCAGTTGTTGAAGCTACACCTGCTAAAGCAAAAAAGGCACCTGCCGCTAAGAAAGCGCCAGCTGCCAAAAAGACACGTGCCCCAAAAAAGCCTAAAGCAGAGTAAGTAGTTTAGCTTGTTCGTATAGAGCAAAGCTAGCCAAGTTCTTGCCTTTAGACTCGCACATGATATCATGTGTGTTTAGAAAGCTCAGTGCCCATTCATTCGTTGCTGTATTCCAATAAAAGTCTGAATGTGCTCTGAGCTTTTGCTTTTTGTATCCTGCTTCAAGCAATGCAGTATAATCAGGGATTATACCAGTGTCATGATCCACGAGATAGTCTTCGCGAGATACTGAATAATGCATAGTAGGGCGCACACCGCGCCAACTGTCCACGACACGCATAACACGATGATCGTTTGAGTCGATGTATTCCCCTTCACGTATCCAGTGATGGTGAATATCAAGCACAATAGGAATGATATCGCTAATAGTAAGACAGTCATCTAGTCCCCAGGAGTTTTCTTCATTTTCGATAGTGATGCAATTACGTGCTTCAGGTGACAACATCTGATACGCCCTGCGGATACCTTCGGGTCCTTGTCGTCCTGAAATATGTACATTAATTTTGAAGTCTTGAAATTTTTCCCCGTATCCCATCCATCGGGCCATGTCTGCATGATATTCAAATTCCTCTATACTGCGCTGAACAATACCCGGATTATCACTAGCCATAACAGTAAACTGACCAGGATGGAAGCTAAGGCGGACGTTACGATCGTTAGCAAGGCTACCAACTGCTCCGAAGTTTCTTTCGCAATATTCAATGACATCGCTACGACGCCAAAAATAAGACCAATCATCGTGAGTATACACAGGCAAGAGGTCACTGCTAATACGTACCATACGAAGGTTATCATCTAAATCTCCTACTCTCTCTACAAGTTTGCGGGTGGATTCGATGTTCTGAACCATCAGGTCCCAAAGTTTTTGTTCTGCTACATCTCTTGTTTGGCGACGAAGCCAAGCCACAGTAGTTGTACCTGTGTTGTACTGTTTGCAATCGTCCTTGGGTTTAATACCATCAACTTGATCTGGACGATCGATCCATTTACATGCGAAGCCTATACGTTTCATTACCAATGCCTTATGACGCCTGCGATTATAAAAATGTTTGTAAGTATGTATGATAACACAATTACAGTACGAATGCAAGCAATACGGTCCGATTCCTCGTCCGAACTGCCTGATTTTTCACCTAGGGCCTTAGCCCAAATACGCCAAAGCTGTTTAGCCTTCGTAGATAGCCGAGTTAGCACCGTGTTCTGCACATTCTACCCTTACACAATAGCAACGATTGTTGGTCTTTTCACGTATCAGTGTGTCAGCAAAATTGAAAGCGTGTTCGGCAAACTTCTCTGCACCCACTCCATCAAAGATTCTAATCTCTGCTAGACCTAATGCTTCTAATTCTTGAAATTTA